TGCTTGATTGCAGCAAACTTCATACCTATAAGTACAATGAAGATCTGTTCAAGAAAGTAACCATTCTGCCAGACGGAAAAAATCACGGACTTGTATTTGTGCTTGATTGGTCTGGATCCATGGCAGACATTCTTGTCCCCACTCTTAAGCAACTTTATAACTTGATTTGGTTCTGCAGGAAAGTTGGTATTCCTTACGATGTTTATGCTTTCACTAACGAGTGGAATTATAAATCTGGTCGTGTGCCAAATAATCCAAAGGAAGAAGACAAACTCTATGTCTCCGATGAATTCTCCATGCTTAATATCCTTACCAGCAAGGTAAAGAATTCTGTTGCAGAGAAGCAAATGCAAAACATTTGGGCAATCGCTCATTCATTTACCAGTCACTATGGTTTCTGTCCTCCCCAGATGTATCTGTCAGGAACTCCTTTGAATGAAGCATTGATCACCCTTCATTACATTCTTCCTCAGTTTAAAAAGAAGACTGGAGTGGAGAAAGTAAACTGTGTTGTTCTTACTGACGGAGAGGCATCTATTCCTTCTCGTACTATTATGCTCCAGCGTGACTGGGAAGGTAATCCACAGATTCGTAATCGTAGGGTTAGTGACAGTACTTTCCTTCGTAATCTTAAAACTGGAGAACTGACTCGTCTTTCCTGCATCTATCATCAATTCACCAAATCTATGCTCAATGATTTGAAGTCAACTTTCCCAGAAGTAAACTTCATCGGATTCCGTATCATTGGTGGTGGATCTAGTTACAACAACATGATCTTCCAGTATGAAAACGAATATGATGAGCAGCAAAAGATGCGTAATCAATGGAAGAAAGACAAATCATTTGTGATTAAGAACGGTGGGTATCACTCATACTTTGTTCTTGGTAACCAAGTTCTTTCTCAAAGTTCTGAATTTGAAGTATCGGATGATGCATCTAAGTCTCAAATTAAGAGCGCATTTAAGAAGTCTCTAGCGAACAAAAAAATGAACAAGCGTGTCTTAAACGAATTCATTCAACTGGTCGCTTGATGAACTGTCCACCAGAGGTCTCCTGACCGATTACTCTGGGTTATAATGTATACATACCAAAGGAAATCACAATGCCTCGCTTGTCCTCCGAACAACTTGCTAACTCTCTCCGTGATGCCTTCGGAGATCACATCACTGCTGCTGATGTCCGTGGGTATTGCGCTGCTCAGGGCATTTCTTATCCAACCGCAACTAAGAAACTTGATCAGTATAAAGTTAAGCGTGGTGTTTGGAATCTAACTGTGCAAGAAAAACTTGAGCAGAGTTTCCATGCACCAGCTGCTTTGCCTGCTGTAGAGCAAAACCTTGTTCCCCAAAAAGATGATACCTTCGTCAAGTTTGGTAATTTTGCTGATATTAAAAAGATCATTCAGAGCGGCATTTTCTATCCTGCTTTTATCACTGGTCTGTCTGGTAACGGTAAGACCTTTAGTGTAGAACAGGCATGTGCCCAACTAAATAGGGAGTTGATTCGTGTAAATATCACGATTGAAACTGACGAGGATGATCTTATTGGTGGGTTCCGTCTTGTTAATGGCGAAACTGTCTGGCATAATGGACCCGTCGTGGAGGCTCTTTCGCGTGGAGCTGTTCTCCTTCTAGACGAGATCGACCTTGCTTCTAACAAGATCCTGTGTCTGCAATCTATCCTTGAAGGTAAGGGTGTCTTCCTGAAGAAGATCGGTAAGCAAGTGACCCCTGCTGCTGGTTTCAATGTCATCGCCACTGCCAACACCAAGGGTAAGGGTAGCGATGATGGTCGTTTCATCGGCACCAATGTGCTGAATGAGGCATTTCTTGAGCGTTTCCCTGTGACCTTTGAGCAGGAGTATCCTACTGCCAAGATCGAAGAGAAGATTCTTTCTGCTCTCTGCAGTGATGTTGACTTCTGTAAGCGTCTCTGCGATTGGGCAGACATCATCCGTAAGACTTTTTACGATGGTGGGGTTGACGAGGTTATTTCTACTCGTCGTCTTGTTCACATTGTCCGTGCATTCTCCATCTGGAACGATAAGCAAAAAGCAATTCAAGTCTGCTTGAATCGTTTCGACGATGAGACCAAGAGTGCTTTCCTTGACCTTTACGATAAAGTTGATGCAGATGTCGATTTCTCAAAACTTGTGGATGAACTACAAGAAAGTCCTGTGGGAGACTTTTCCTGATCTAGAAAATATCTGTGACTGGGCAGATTGGGAGGAGAAAGGAACCTCCCTCTCTGCAAAAATCTACAGCAACAGATATATTATTAAGTCTAGAGAAGTTGAGATCTGGGATGAGAAGTCCTGTATCTACAACACGATCATCTATCCTAAGACGGGATCTAACCTCCCTTGCTTTGGGATGGACCTAATGGGTTTCTTTGAAAAGAAAGTCGTTCTTGTATTTGATTTCCAACACCCAGTAGAAAATTACCTCTTCACTCATCCAGATCTTCCCAAGTCAGAAGGCAATTTTCGTTTCTTTGAACCTGGAAATCATTTCTCTGATCACATTTATGTTGCTAAATGCACCATGTCTGAGGTCAATGATCATCTCGAAACTTTCAAAAAGTATCTCACTATCTACAAAGATATGTTAGAATCCGCTTGTCCTAGTGGATTGGATATTTCTCTCTATTCTGACTTTGATACCTATATGAAAAAGTTAGATCCTGTAAGTGGGTACTTAGAGAACAAGTTCGGTAAAGATAAAGCAGAATCACTAGTTAGTGAGTTTCTCTTTACCTATGGACAAAATTCTAATGAGGTGGTAAAATGACAGCATGGTCTTTTTTATACGACGAAATGTACGGTCCTGAAGACGAACAGTACAGTTATACTGTGACTGGAGAAAAATGGGTATCGGAAAATGGTGGTTACGACTGGACGCCATTGCCAGCAACTAGTTCCTCCGATCATATCGTTTTAACAACAAATAAATCTGTGTACAAATACAATGAAGATGAGATCCTTCAACTTGTGAAGGACTATATTAGTGACACCTATCGTGCTCACTACAACTCTGACAACGGAACTCAGACTCTTGATCTGATCGAGTCTGTTGGAGATGCTGCTGCTTTCTGCCGTAGCAATATTCTTAAGTATGCATCCCGTTATGATAAGAAGGGATCTGCTAAAATGGACATTAAGAAGATCATTCATTATGCTGTTCTTCTTTATCACTTCGCTGGACTAGACAAGGAGACTACTGAGCGTGGATATGAAACTTTCTGAAAAAACTATTAACCTTCTCGAAAACTTTTCTTCTATCAACCAGTCTATCCTGGTGAAGAGGGGTTCCAAACTTCGTACCATCTCGGTGATGAAGAACATCCTGGCAGAAGCAGATATCGATGAGAACTTTGAAAAGGACTTCGGTATCTATGACCTTCCCCAGTTCCTGAACGGTGTGGGTCTGATGAATGACCCTGACATTGACCTGAAGCATGATTCTTACATGATCATCCGTGAGGGTAAGACTACTAAGGTCAAGTTTGCCTTTGCCGATCCTGAGGTCATTATCACTCCTCCTGAGAAAGCAATCACTCTTCCCTCGCAAGATGTTTGCTTCCAACTGGAAAGTGTTCAACTGCAGAAACTGCTGAAAGCGTCTTCCGTATATCAGTTGCCTGACCTTGCCGCTGTTGGTGACGGTGAGAATATCACCCTGATGGTCCGTGATAAGAAGAATGATAACTCTAACGAGTTTGCTCTGACTGTTGGTAAGACTGACAAGACCTTTGAGTTCAACTTTAAGATCGAGAATATCAAACTGATTCCTGGTTCTTATGATGTTGTAATCTCCAAGAAACTGCTTTCTAAGTTCACCAACCACAATTACAACCTTGACTACTACATCGCACTCGAACCTGACTCAAACTACGAGGGTTGATTTTATTGACCTGTTTAAGATATCTTTAACTAGAATTTATGTTAAAGAGTGGAATCGTGAAAGAGATAGAATTTTAAACATGATTCCTTTTGAGGATCCAAAGTACACAACTGCGGATCCCAATATCTTTTACACAGATTTTTTTAGTGGTCATAAAAAAGAATATCAAGATTCTTTTCTTTCTATTGTAAAACCATATTTGGATGAATTTCATGAAATTTGTTCATATAAGTTTACTGCAATAAATGAATTTTGGTGTCAAAAATATAAAGCAGGAGATACTCATATTCCACACACTCATGGTGCCCTTGGATATGCATGTGTTTTTTATGCTAAACTGTCTGAAGAACATGAAGGAACCTTTTTCTACTCCCCCTTCATAAATGAGTCTGGAGTAAATGAGTCTGGTGGTGTTCTTGTTAAAGAAGGTGACCTTTTAATTTTCCCTTCCAACCTATTACATATGGCTAGACCTCATGCAAGTAATGAGGACCGCATAATTATTGCTTTTAACTTAATTTGAGAAACATGTAAATGAGACACATCCTGTTTACCCTTAAGGAATGCTCTTCCGATCTCTTGGATGATGAGAACTATGTGAGAGATGTAGTTTATCATGCATCTATTCAATGTGGTTCTACCTTACTTGCTTTGAACTCACACAAGTTTCAACCTCAGGGTGTGACTTGTGTAGCAATGCTCGCTGAGTCCCATATCAGCATTCACACTTGGCCAGAGATAGGTATGGCAGTATGTGACATTTTCACCTGTGGGGACCATACCGATCCCCAAAAAGGAGTAGACTACATGAAGATGGTTCTTCATGCCAAAGACACCATCAGCAATGAATTCGTAAGACCTTTAGAATGAATATCTTTGTCACACATCCGTTTCCTGCTGAAAGTGCCATCTGTCTTCCTGACAAACATGTTGTCAAGATGCCCTTGGAGTGTTGCCAAATGCTATCTATTGTTGCTTCTCCTTGGTATCACTCTTACGGAACTCTGGGAAAAAGAGACG